TGACCCCAAACTGTTAGGTCTTATATGGCACGATCTGTTTAGCGGCTTCGACCTGGTTAAAGGTGGGCTGCCCTGGGATAAGAAAGCCAGCCAGTGGGGCAACCGTGACGACGCCAACCTGCGCGTTTACCTGGATGAAAATTACGGCATCAGCGGTAAGGAAAAGATAAAAGACGCCAAAGACGCCGTATTAACCAAACACCGCGCCCACCCTATACGCGAATACTTAAGCAGCCTGCAGTGGGACGGTGTACCGCGCCTGGATCGTCTTATTATTGACTACATAGGTGCCGAAGATACGCCGTTAAATAGAGCTATGACACGTAAGCACTTTACTGCTGCCGTATCGCGTGTTATGCAGCCCGGATGCAAATACGACTACTGCCTAATAGTGACAGGTGCGGAAGGTATCGGTAAAAGTACCCTGTTTTCCGTAATGGGCGGCGACTGGTTTAACGACAGCCTAACTACCACGGAAGGTAAAAGCGGTATGGAACAGCTGCGTATGGGCTGGATAATAGAACTGGCCGAACTGTCCAGTATCAAACGTTCAAACGTGGAGCAGGTAAAGAACTATATTACCAGGCGTGAAGACATATACCGCGCAGCCTATGGTACCGTAGTGGAGAAATACCCGCGGCAGTGTGTTTTCTGTGGTACCACTAACGAAGACCATTTCTTAAAAGGCGATACCGGTAACCGCCGCTTCTGGGTAATACAAGCAGACCCCACGCTGCGTAAATACAGCGACTGGCTTACTGCTTTGTCCAAGGATCGTAACCAGCTGTGGGCCGAAGCCGTACGGTGCTGGCGCGACGGCGAAACACTGTACCTGCCTGCCGATCTGGAGAAGGAAGCACGCAGCCGCCAGGATATGTTTAACGACGACGCGGACGACCCGCTGCAGGCTATGTTAGCAGCCTTCCTGGATATGAAGCTGCCGACTGACTGGGACAGCTGGGATTTGAAGCGCAGGCGTGCATATTACAGCAACCCCGACCCGCTGGATGCTTCCGGGGTACAGCCGCGTACCAGAGTGTGCGCCGCTGAATTTATCTGCGAACGTATGGGCCGCGAAATGGCCGATAAAGAATACAAATACCTGGCGCGAAAAGTCTGCCGTATGCTGGACGATCTGCCCGGCTGGGATAGGATAAGTAGTAGCCGACACGCAGCCCAATTATATGGCGTACAAAAGGCTTTCCGCAGGGTATTAAATAACGAAAATGGTGTGGAAATCGACGAAGCGGATCTGTAAACCGAACTTAGTTTACAAGGGTATACACGTTCAGTTTACAAGGTGTGAAGGTGTAAACGTAAACTAAAGCAAAAATGTTCGGTTTACATTTCGGTTTACAGATAAAATGCTGAAATAGTGTAAAATATATACTTGTAAACTATGTAAACCAAAAATTATTACTAAGTAGTAAAGTTATGTTTTATAGTGGAAAATTAGTAAAAAACACACGTACGTTATATATGCGTAAAGTTACGCGCGCGCGCGAGAGTTTACATTTTGGTTTACAAGCCTAAAACCCGAAGTAATGGATAAAAAGATAGAAAACATAGTTAAGCACGCCGAACGTTCGGAAAAGGCCACGGAAGCTTACCTGGTACAAAGGGTTAAAGAACTGGGCGGCGTATGCCTTAAGTACAGTAACCCTAATATGGTAGGTTACCCGGATCGTGTGGCACTGCTGCCAGCTGGTATATGCCTGTGGGTAGAACTTAAGAGTAAAGGACAGAAGCCTAACCGGGTGCAGCAGCTGCGCTTCCGCCAGATGGCCCAGATAGGACACGCGGTAAACGTAATAGACAGCAAAGAATCTGTGGACTTAATGCTGGAAAACATACTAAACCTGTAGTTATGATATACCGACCGTATGAATATCAGCGCACCGCTACCCAATGGATAATGAAGCATCCGCGCTGCGGCCTATTCCTGGATATGGGACTGGGTAAGACGGTTAGTACCCTTACCGCTGTGCAGCAGATGATCGACGACGCGGAAATAGATAAAGTGTTAGTGGTGGCACCTAAGAAGGTAGCCGAAACTACCTGGACTACCGAAGCGGCTAAATGGGACCACCTGGGCGCCCTGCGTGTGGTAAAGGTTATGGGTACAGAGAAGCAGCGCAAACTGGCACTGGAGAAGCCCGGCGACGTATACGTTATAGGACGCGACAGCTTCGTATGGCTGTGTGGTCTGTACGGCGGTATGCTGCCTTTTGACGTCCTGGTAATAGATGAACTTACCAGCTTTAAGTCCAGCAAGTCGCAGCGCTTTAAGGCTATGCGTATAGCTACCCCGACAGTTCGGCGCGTTATAGGTCTGACAGGCACGCCAGCACCTAACGGCCTGGTAGATTTGTGGGCGCAAATGTACTGTCTGGATATGGGCGAACGTCTGGGTAGATCAGTGACTAAATACAAGGAAACATACTTCGACATACATAAATGGAATAATATAGAAGTGCGTGCTACCTGTAAGTCTGGTTGTGAGAAGATTATACGCGATAAGATAGCGGATATATGCTTAAGTATGCAGGCCAAAGACTACCTGCAGCTTCCCGATCTGCTTATACATACAGAAAGCGTAGAGCTGTCCAAAACAATGATGGACAGATACACCCAGTTTGAGAAGGAAAAGGTACTGGAGTTTAAGCAGGAACACGAAGGAGAACCGGCAAACATACTGGCTAATTCCGCAGCCGGTCTGCTTAACAAACTAAGCCAGTTTGCTAATGGCGCCGTATATGATGAAGACCGTAACGTACACGAAATCCACGAAGAAAAGTTAGACAGGCTGGCAGGACTGGTAGAAGCAGCTAACAGTCCTGTACTGGTATTCTATCAGTACCAGCACGATATAGCCAGGATCACAAGGAAGCTTAAAGACTATAAGGTAGTGGCCTATAAGAACGAAGCCCAGCTGCTGGAGTGGAACGCAGGAAACATAGACGTACTGCTGGCCCACCCTGCCAGTACGGCTTACGGTCTGAATATGCAGGACGGTGGCCATTATATAGTGTGGTTTGGTACCGGCTGGAATCTGGAGTTATACCAGCAGGCTAACGCACGCCTGCACCGTCAGGGACAGCAGTACCCTGTAACTGTATATAAGCTGCTATGCAGTCATACGGTAGACGAAAGGGCTAACGCAGCGCTGGAGAGTAAGAAAGGCGTACAGCAGTCACTGCTGGACAGCCTAAACTATTTATTACGTAAGCATAATCTACAATGAAAAGGAAACGTATAAACATATCTGTAAGCGAAGCGCAGTACCAGCAGCTGCAGGAACTGCAGAAAGCGTATGGCTTTAAGAACCTGTGCGAACTGACGCGCGCACTGCTAAACATAGTAACGCAGTACAGCGCAGCCGCGTATAGCCGTCACGGCTCTAAGCCTGTGGTTACAGGGGATGAAATTATAGATATGTTTAATGATCTGGGGGAGTGGGAAAATACGCCCGGTAATGTTAAACCGCTTAATAGAAACTATGGCAAAGGATAAAGACTACGTGCAGCTGATTCATGCGAAACGCTGGTTAAAGCTGCGGCGTGATAAGCTTACCGCTTCGCCGCTGTGTGAGCGCTGCAGCCAGGCTGGCTTAGTGACACCGGCGACCGAAGTACATCACGTAACGCCAGTGGAAGAAGGCTTAACGTACGCAGCTAAAGTTAGGCTTATGTACGATTATCATAACTTACGGTCACTGTGCCACGCCTGCCACGTCTTAACGCATACGGAGTTGGGAAGGTGCGGGCGTGCCGTTACGAAACGACGTAACGAAGCGCAGATAGCGGCCGTAAAGAAAAAATTTTTTGAGTGATGGGGGGGGGGTAGTTTTTTAAAGGGCAGGGGGTGCCGGTTAAACCTCGCCCCCAGTTTCGAACGTCGATTTTTCATTTTTTGGGTTTCCGGTACTTTGGCCGACAGTTTCCAGGAATAGCCCGAAAATTCCAAAAACGGCAAAAAATTGAATTAGAACTGCAAAAACGAAGCAAAAATGGTAGAAAACGTAAAAAATGTTTCCGACTACCGAAAGCAGATAGTTAAGGCGCTTAAGAAGGCTGGCACTTACAGCCCCGGCGTGGAAATGCAGATACAGTCGCTGGCCACTGCGCTGCGCACCCTGTATTTGGCTAACGCCCAGATCGACACGCTTACCGAAGTGACGGTATGGGAAAAAACAAGGTACGGCAGTAAGCTGGCTATGCACCCGGCCTTTAAAGTTCAGAAGGACGCGCAGGACAGCATAACCCGCCAGATGAAAATACTAAAGCTGACTACTGACGATTTGGCAGGTACCGACGAAACCGACCCGCTGGTAGACTTGACTAAGAAGGTAGTAAAGGCCGGTAAGAAGAAACCGGTAGTAGTGAAACCGGACGCCGACTAATGACAGAGGAAGAAAGGGACAGACTACGGCAGGCTAAAGAAGACGTGACCGCTGCACTGGCTGCGGTACGTATTGACAAATACCGCCTAGGCGAAGTGGACACACGTATAGAAGACTATGTACGTGAAGTGGCCACTAACCCGGACGGCCACAACCTTTACGAACAGCTGGTCGTGCTGCGCTTCTTTAAGTTCTGCCGTAAGTATGGTATAAACGTTACCGAAGTGCAGCGCTTCTTTGCCCTTTACGAAAGTCTGTATTTCCCAGGTAAAGCCGGGCTGCAGACGTATAGCTTAACGCCGGTGCAGGCTTTCCAGTTTGGTAATATCTTCGCTTTCTGGCAGGATGGCCGCCGCGTGATCCGCGAAGTAGTGCTGTATGTACCGCGCAAATTCGGCAAGACGACCAGCAGCGCTTCGCTGGCCGTAAACGATCTGCTGTACGGCGACGCAAACGCGGAATGTTATACCGGGGCTAACAGTAACGACCAGGCTAAAAAATGCTTTGACGTTATCCGGGGCTGCGTACGTAAGTTAGACCCGAAGGAACGCCGGTACCGGATCAATGAAGAAAGCATTAAAAGCAAGCGCAGCGACCGGCAGGCTTTCTGCCAGTGTCTGACCGCTAACGCCAGAACTAAAGACGGCCTTAATGCCAGCACAGTTATAATGGATGAATTTAGCCAGGCTACGGACAGCGACCTGCTAACGGTGCTTACTACGTCTATGGGTGTAAGGGAAAACCCGCTGACGATTATAATTACTACGGCTTCGGACGTCTTCGACGGCCCCTTTTACGAAATGCTGCAGGGGTACAAATCTTTGCTGCTGGGCGATTTTGAAGACGACACCGTATTTGCGCACATATTCGAACCCGATCTGGACGACCCGGAAGACAGCGAAGACACCTGGAAGAAAGTACACCCCCATTTGGGCGTAACGGTTAATCTGGACTTTTATAGGCAGGAATATGTAAAGGCCCTGCGTAACGGATCGGAAGCTATGCTGGCTTTCCGTACCAAACTGCTTAACGTCTATGCGGAGAATGAGCAGCGCAGCTGGATAAGTAGCACCCTGGCGCGCTCTATTTCGCGGCCTATGCCGTTAGATGCTATTAAGGGCCGACCGGATGCTATGGTAGCTATTGACCTGTCAGAATCTGACGACTTTAGCGCGGTTACTATGGGTCTGTATACTCCGGAGCAGAAAAGCTTTTATTTTCATACCGCCTATTTCTTTCCAGAAGGTGCGCTGCCGGGACACCCTAACGAAAAGTTATACAGGACGTGGGCCGCTAAAGGTTACCTGGTACTGACTAAAGGCGACGTAATAGACTACAGGGCTATAGTGGATTATATACTGTACCTTAACAGCATCGTGCGTATACTTAATATCGGTTACGATCCCTGGAAGTCGCAGGAAGTTATAAATATGCTGGCCGCCAGTGGAGCTGCTAACGTAATAAAGGGAGTGCGCCAGACGTACGGTAACTTTACTGCCCCGGTAGAATCTTTCGAACACGGAGCGAAGACCGGCCACGTATTTATTAACGATAATCCGATAAACGCCTACTGCTTCGGTAACGCTGTGCTGGACACAGATAAGCTGGAGAACTGCAAGCCCATAAAGCGGAAGGCTACCCAGAAGATAGACGGCGTAATTACTATGCTAATGGATATGCGTCTATTTATAGACTATGAACGCTGATACCGGGGGCCTTCAAAAAATTTTTTATCTTTTTTGTTCCACCTTTTACCGCTTATTACCCTAAAATACCCAAATACAACAAATTAAGAGCCAAAAATGGTGCAAAACGGAAACACTATATATATAGAGGGGCACCTTTAAGCAATAAACAAATGGGTTTTTTTAGGTATCTACTGGATTACTTCAAACGCGAAGCCGTCGCCCCGGCGCAGACCGAAACCGGGGCGGCTGGCGGCACGGTTACACCGCGCACTGGCGGTACGTGGTGGCCAGCATACACCGGTAATACCGCGTTATGCGTAGCCACGGTTTACAGGTGCGTTAAGCTGCTGTCTGAAAGTGTGGCTAACCTTAACGTACAGTATATGCGTAATAAGGGTGGCATATTCGTAGAGGACACAGACAGTCGCCTGTCTTTCCTGCTTAACGTTCAGCCGGACGTGGCTACTAATGCTTTCGATTTCTGGGTACAGATCGTACAAAACCTTCTACTGGATGGTAACGCCTATATAGTGCCGCTTTACAATCCTATAACTATGGATTTTGACCGTTTGGCCCTGTGCGGTCGCGGAACCGTAGCCCACGACACTATTAACGATACCTATACGGTAAATGACGTGGTAAACGGTATAGCTGGAGTATTTGACGAAGATGAGATTATACATATTAAGGGTCTGACCGCATACGATTACAAAGTAGGCGTTTCCGTGCTGACCTATGCCCGGCTTACGCTGAATACGGCAGCTGTGGGCGACGCTGAAACATACGACCGCTTCAAAAACGGCGGTAATGTGCGTGGCATCGTGTCTAATGATACCAGCGTACGCGGCTTCGGCGAATACCAGGACAAAGAACTGGAGAAGACCGCCGAAAATCTGGACGACCGCTTTAGGGACGGCGAAAGAATAGTAAGCCTTCCCGGCCAGGTAGACTTTAAGCAAATATCGCTTTCCAGTACTGATATGCAATTTTTGGAAAGCCGCAAGTTTACTGTACGTGAAATATGCCGCTTCTTTGGCGTGCATCCTTCCTTCGTATTTGACGATACCAGCAATAACTATAAGTCCGCAGAAATGGCTAACGTGGCCTTCCTTAGTAGCACGCTTAACCCTATCCTGCGGAAGATCGAAAGCGAATTGCAGCGTAAACTGTTTAGCCCTTCCCAGTACGGTAAG